ATGAGGCAGCGAATGATGGCTGGTATGAGCTGTCAAAAGGCCAGAAGCTTCATCTGTTGCAGACTTGGGTCTGCGAGCTGGCCACGAATTCGGTGATTCTGGATGCGGTGGAGGATGTGCTGGGGCGGGTGGATTTTGAGGCCATCACCAAATCAATCATTGAAGAATCGAAAAGGAATGCGGCATGAGTAACGCGATTGCAAAAACCAGCGGCGGCTTTGATCTCCAGCCCCGCGACATGGATCAGGCGATGCGCCTGGCTGAAATGCTGGCCAACAGCGGCATGGTGCCAAAGCAGTACGTCAGCAACCCCCAGGGCACACTGGTGGCCATGATGATGGGTAACGAGATTGGCCTGAACCCACTTCAGTCTCTGCAGAACATTGCAGTGATCAACGGCAAGCCGTCCATCTACGCCGATGCACTGCTGGCCCTGGTGCAGAACCACCCGAAGTTTGGCGGCCACGAGGAACAGTTCGACGAGAACACCATGACCGCGACCTGCACAGTCTGGCGGAAAGGCGACGAGAGGAAGCATACCGTCACGTTCAGCCAGGCAGACGCCATTCAGGCGGGGTTGTGGGATAAGGCTGGCCCATGGAAGCAGTACCCGAAGCGGATGCTGATGTGGCGGGCCAGAGGCTTTGCGCTGCGCGACAAGTTCGCGGATGCCCTGGGCGGCCTGATTACTGTCGAGGAGGCGCGAGATATTCCGGAACACGACATGGGCGCGGCAAAGCGGCATGAGCAGCCGAAAGAGCAGGAGGCGCCGGCGCTCCCCGAGTACCCGCAAGAGCGCCTGAATAAGAAGTTGCCGGACTTTAAGGCGAACGTCGAAGACGGCACGGCAGCCCAGGACATCATCGACTTCCTGGAATCCAAATACACCCTGACCGATGACCAGCGTCAGCAGATCCTTGGCCTTGAAGAAGGAGCGGAAGCATGAAATTCAATCTCGGAAAAATCGTCAACGTAAAGCAGGGCTCGCCAGAGTGGTTGCAACTACGCGCCAAGAGGTTCACCGCCAGTGAGGCGCCGGCCGCTCAGGGTAAATCGAAGTACCTGAGCCGCAATGAACTGAAGAAGCAGAAAGCAACCGGCCTTGTGCCGGACGTTGACTCCCATCAGCAGCGCATCTTCGATGACGGCCATCGTGCAGAAGCTGCCGCTCGCCCAATCGCTGAGGCCAAAATCGACGACGAGCTTTTCCCTGTCGTGCTGGACGATGCCGAAGGTGGGTTCCTCGCCTCCATGGACGGCCTGACCATGTGCCGGACCATCGGTTGGGAGCACAAGTGGCTGTCCGCCGAACTGGCTGCACAGATTGACGCTGGTCAGCTGGACGACCATTACATGATCCAGCTTGATCAGCAGTTCGCGCTCTCTGGCGCCAAGCGCATCCTGTTCACCGCCTCGGATGGTACTGAGGAAAACTGTAAGCACTTGTGGGTCGAGCGGGACGAGTCGCGATTCAAGCCAATCGAATCCGCTTGGGAGCAATTCGCCAAAGACTTGGCCGAATACGAGGCGCCGGAGGCCGAGCAACCAAAGGCCGAAGGCAAAGCCCCTGACGCCCTCCCCGCCCTGTCCGTTCAAGTGCAGGGCATGGTGACCGCCTCCAACCTGAAAGCGTTTGAGGAAAGCGCCAGATCTACCTTGGCCAACATTAAGACTGACCTGCAGACAGACAACGATTTTGCCGACGCAGAAAAGGCGGTGAAGTTCTGCAAGGACGTTGAGAAGCGTCTGGATTCCGCCAAGGAAAACGTACTCGGGCAGATGCAGACCGTGGACGAGGTGGTCCGCTCCATTGATGGCATCAGGGAAGAAACTCGCCAGATCCGCCTGAAGCTGGACAAGGCGGTGAAGGAGCAGAAGGAATCGCGGAAGCTGGAGATTTTGAAGGCTGCCCAATCAGCGCACAACAAGTATTACACCGCCCTGGAGAGCGCCCTTGAGGATGAGGCCGGCGGCTTGGCGATCACTATTAAGGATGACAGCGGCCCCGACTTCGCCGGCGCCATGAAAGGATTGCGCACCATCAGCAGCCTGCAGTCTGCCTGTGACGACACCTTGGCCGCCGCCAAGATCGAACTTAATGAAATCGCCGAGCAGATCCGGAGCAACATCCGGCAACTGAACGAACATGCCGTAGATTACAAATTCCTGTTCAGGGACTTTGGCCGCATCAGCAAGATGCCATCCGAAGACTTTGCAACCATCGTCAAATCCCGCATTGCCGAGCACAAGGAAGCGGAACGGAAGCGCCTGGATGCCGAGCGGGAGAAGATCCGGCAGGAGGAAGAAGCGAAGGCGAGGCAGGAGGCGCAGCGCGAGGCTATGGAAGCGGAGAAGGCGCGAGCCGCGAAAGTTCGAGCGGAACAGGCCGCGACAGATCAGGACTCCGCCAAACATTCTAGGCCAGCAACGAAGGCTCCAGAGGGTCGCAGTGAAACACCGGCAGACGTTCCTCGCACCACTGAAGAGCTTTGGCAAGGTCATTCTCCTTCAGCCAACGAGATTATTGCGGTACTGGTCAATCACTACGGCGCTGACCGTGACACGGTGATCGGCTGGCTGGCTGGCCTTGAATTGCAGGAGGCTGCGTAATGAGAGTTCTAGTCTACGACACTGAAACTACCTCGATACCCGACTGGAAAATTCCCTCTGATGATCCGGGTCAGCCCCACCTGGTGCAGCTAGCCGCCATCGTGGCCGATACCGAAACCCGAAAGATCATATCAACCATTGATCTGATCATCCGACCAAATGGCTGGGAGATTCCTACCGAGGTCACCGAAATTCACGGCATCACCACCGAGTTCGCGCTGGAGCATGGCGTATCCGAGAAATTGGCTTATCAGATGTTCATGGACCTGTGGGGCGGCTGTCACCGGGTGGCGCACAATCGCACCTTTGACCAGAGAATTTTGCGTATAGCGGCCAAGCGGTATGGCACCGATGAACAGATTGAGGCCTGGGCCGCCAAGGACAACCACGAATGCAGCATGCTCGGCTCCAAAGCCCCGATGGGTGTCACCAAGTGGCCGAAGCTCTCGGAGGCTTACGAGCACTTCACCGGTAATCCGCTGGAAAATGCGCACTCTGCCATGGCTGACGCCCGCGCCTGCCTGGAGGTCTATTTCGGAATTCTGGATTTCGAGAAGGAGGCCGCATGACAGCCCGCAGAGACCTAACCAGCGACCAGATGGCCCACCTCCGCGCCTGCTCTGCCCAGGGCATGCCGAAAGCGCATGCTGCGGTAGAGCTCGGCGTCAGTCACCGGTGGATCGACCAATCCGCAGAACGGCTCGGAATTATCGACGAAATCGACCGCCTGTTTCCGAGGGATCACCAGAAGCTGAACGCCTTTGCCCTGAACGCCGGGATGATCAAGCAGTTGATAGCGCTGGCTGAGGCCGGCGTTCCCCGCCGCGACATCGCCCGCCGCTTTGGGTGCTGCGAAATGACCCTGCGCAGCGCGATCAAGAAGGCCGGTATCGCGGACGAACTGAGCGCCATTCACCGGCGGACCCGCAAGAACTCGGCGGTGCCGAAAGCGGAAAACGCCAAGCTGCCCCGCGATCTGTGCCCGGCAGTGCAGTGGCTTACCAGGTCTTGGAGGAAGTGCGCATGAGCCTCGATACCGATCTTGATCAACGCGAATACTGGCGGGCGTATCTGCGTGAGCGCTCGCTGGAGACTCTGGCCGACCGTTTCGGCGTCAGCACCACCGCTGTATGGCTGTCGGAGATTCGCGCCCTGGCCAGCCTCACCGACGAGGAGAACGTCGAAATCAAGCGTCTCCGCGATGAATACAATGCCGCGCTGCGTGACGAGATGCCGAAGTATCGACTCAAGAGCATTGCACAGCGCAACGGCATCAACATCCGAAGAGTTGCCCTTGCGCAACAAAAGCGACTGGAGCGGCGAGCGGCAGAGTTTTACCAGAAACGGCAGGAGGCAGCATGAACCCACACAACAAAGACGAATTCCGCCGCCAGTGGGAAGCCCTGGATGACTGCGACAAAACCGGAATCGTGATCAGCGATCCTGAATTGATACGTGCGGCTGCGGATAAGGATGCGGCGGCAGAGATGGAGATGGGGAGTGATGGGGATGAGTGATAGAGAGGCGTTTATTGATTGGTGGGAAAGCCGCCACTACGACAACGAAGACAGGGAAGTTAAGAAGGCCTCATGGTGCGCATGGAAAGCAGCCCGCGAGCAGGAGGGCGGGGAGGCTGTGGAGCGCATGTCTATCGGGCGGGCATCTCGCGCCGGCATTCGGTTTGAGGACCGAGAGATTTATTGCCGTGGCTGGAATGATTGCCTGGAATCCCACCCGCCCCAGTCTCAGGGAGTGCCGGAGGGGCATTCGCTTCCAGGGGTTGGAGCTAGGCACCCAGAGGTTGTGCGATGGAGAAATAACGCTATTGAGGCTAGTGCAAAAATCGCAGCAGCTTACGGTTATGAGGAGGTTGCGGAAGATATCCGAAAACTACTCACCACCCCCGCCGCGCCCCAGGCTGACGAGTGGGTTAAGTGTAGCGACCAACTTCCGAAGCTCGGGCAGCGGGTGAAGCTGTTTTCTGGCGGCGTAATTCAGCACTACATGCCGACGCTCGATGAAGGCGATGAGGGGGTGTTTTGGGACTTTGAACAAGACCACAACCCGCTTGTTGATTTCCGCCACGATCAGTGGATGCCTTGCCCGCAGCCGCCTGAACAGGGGGATGGTGTATGAGTGATTTTAAAAGTGCAACAGTGAGATACTGTGACCAACAGAACAGGGCTCCTACCGCAGCAGAGATAGCGATTATTAAGGGTGAATGGATACAGTGGGCAGAGTCCGAAATCGCCGCCCTCCGCCAAAAACTGGAGCAAGCCGAGGCGCGGGCCGAGATGCGGCGCGAGGCTCTATACGACTGTGCTGTGGCCCTGAAAGATGCCGGAAGCTTAAGCAAGGAGATGCATGATTTGATCGTTAAAGCGAACGAGTCCGGCGGTGATGCATGGCTTCTCCGCAAAGAGGCAGACGATGTGGACTCGTCGGTTGAGTGGCTTCATGTCAATTACCATCACCTTGACGGTCATCACCTGGGGATACTCACAGCGAGAGCCAACCGCCTCCGCCAACAAGCCAGCGAAATCGAATCAGGAGACAACAATGAGTGATCCAATATTTCGATTCACCATGCGAGCCGTGCCAGCAGATACCAGCGGCTACTATCACCCGCGATGGGATACCGCTCAGAAGTTGACAGTCTTAGCTGGCACCAGGAAAGAAGCGAGCGAGAAGGCGACGGCAATGCTTGGCGGAGTGCGCAGCGGGTACAAGTGGATTTTTGATTTTGACCAGATAGATGAAGTCTCTGTTGTCATCCATCAGGCCGATGAACTGGAAAAGGAGTCCGGACATTGAACGCCAAAGTCTCCGATATCCGGACCAAGGAATTCAAAACCCAGTACAACATCAGCTTTGAGGGTGAGATCAATGGCGACCTGTTCGCCGGCGGTGGCGGCGCCAGTACGGGTGTAGAGATCGGTACCGGTGAGCCGGTGCATTTCGCTATCAATCACAACGAGGATGCGATCAGCCAGCACCAAGCGAACCACCCGAGCACCAAGCACTACATAAGTGACGTGTTCGAGATTGATCCGCGTGAGGTGCTGGCAGAATTCGGCAACCGCCCCCTGGGTCACCTTCATGCTTCGCCCGATTGCACCGATCACAGTCAGGCTAACGGCGGTCAGCCGCGAAAGAAGGCTATTCGATCCCTTGCCTGGGTGATCCACAAGTGGGCAGGCCGCGCCCGTCCTCGCATCATCACCATGGAGAACGTGGAGCAGATGCTGCAGTGGTCACCGCTGGTCGCCAAGCGCTGCAAGAACACCGGCCGGGTAATCAAGTTGGATCGCACCGTTGCAGCGCCAGGCGAGCACGTACCTGTTCAGAATCAGTTTCTGGTACCAGACAAGAAGCGCCGTGGCCACAACTGGCAGCACTTCATCGAGGTCCTGCGCGGTATGGGCTACGCCGTTCAGTGGCGGACCATGGTCGCCAGCGACTTCGGTGCGGGAACATCACGAAAGCGCCTGTTCCTGGTGGCGCGATGTGACGGTCAACCCATCGTGTGGCCGAAGCCGACGCATGCCGAGCACCCGAAAGCCGGCCAGAAGAAATGGCGCACGGCAGCGGACAGTATCGACTGGAGCATTCCGGTGCGGAGCATCTTTAAGCGCACACGGCCGCTGGCTGATAACACGTTGCGTCGGATTGCCAGGGGTATCCAGAAATTCGTGCTGGACGCCGCCGATCCGTTCATTGTGCCGATCTCCAACTATGGCTCCGGTGAGTCCGTGCAATCTGTGCATGAGCCGCTGCGGACCATCACGGCCTGGCCGCGGGGCGGTGCGTTCTCCCTGGTGGCGCCGACACTGGTTCAGACTGGATACGGAGAAAGAGAGGGCCAGGCGCCTCGGTGCCTGGACATGCACAAGCCGCTCGGAACCATCGTTGCTGGTGGCGTGAAGCATGCAGTCACTACCGCTTACATGGTCCAGATGAACGGTGGATTCAACGAGACGCCAGGGCACGACCTGCGCAAACCGGTGAGCACCATTACCAACCGGGGCAGCCAGCAACAGATGGTGACGGCTTTCCTGTCACGGCAGTTTGGGGCGAGCATCGGCGGATCTATTAACCACCCTGCCCCAACCATTACGGCAGGTGGCGGCGGAAAATCCGCAGTCGTGCAATGCACCCTGCCACCCGAACAGGAAGCCGGCGCCCTGCGCGTCTCCGCATTCCTGATGAGCTACTACAGCACCGGCATGAATTGCGGCGACCTCAACAAGCCGCTCAGCACGATCACCACCAAGGACCGCCTGGCGCTTGTCACAGTGACCATCAAGGGCCAGTCCTACGTGATCGTCGATATCGGGCTGCGGATGCTGACGCCACGGGAGCTCTACAACGCCCAAGGGTTTCCGCCCAGCTACATCATCGACCACGGCCACGATGGCCGGAAATTCAGCAAGTCCAAGCAGACGCTGTTCGTTGGCAACTCGGTGAGCCCGCCGCCAATGATCGCCCTGTCCCGAACAATACACCAGGCTGGCGCGACAGCCCAGCCGAAGGTTTCAGGGGGTGTTGAGTGATGAAGATCTATTACGGTGGATGCATAAGCCCCGCAGAGTTCGATTTCGTCATAGCTTGCTTTGCCCCAAACGGGAAAGAAGCAAAGCAACTCATGTGGAAGCACGGCGAATTGGCCGAGGAATGCGAGGGCGAATGGATCAGCGCCAGAGTAATCCGGAAACCTGAGCACGATCACCTTCTCGGCAACGACGGTCGAACCGATGCTCACGTTATCCAGGATGACGAAACTTATCGAGAGATGGGCTGGATGATTGACGGAGACTCTCGCTGTGACAGTTGCGGCCTGGCCGACTACGACGGGAAGTGGCCTGTGTGTAGTGATTGCCAGCAGTGCGAGGAATGCGGGCACGATGAAAATTGCGAGATATGCACGGAAGATAGGGAGTCCGGATCATGACCGTTGATGCATACCCACTGCACTGGCCGGCGAACTTCCCGCGCACAAAGCCGGAAGATCGCAAAGAGGCGAGATTCAACAACGGCGGAAAGCCACTGACTATCGCTGCCGGCCGGGACAGAATTCTATCGGAGATCGGCGCCTTCACCCGGTGTGGTCACCCCTGCCGAATTGATCCGGACCTGGTGGTAATCAGTTCCGATGTGCCACTGCGCCGTGACGGACTGCCCGCCAGCGGTCGCCGAATGCCGGATGACCCGGGCGTGGCGGTGTATTTCGATCTGGATGGAGAGCCAAAAGTATTCCCATGCGATCAGTGGGATCGCGTAGCTGACAATATGGCCGCGATTGCCGCCCACTTGGGCGCTATGCGAGGCATTGAGCGTTGGGGTGTTGGCGACGGCAAGGCTCACTACACCGGCTTTGCCGCCATTGAGCATCAGCCGGCAGAGAAGTGGTATGACGTGCTTGGCTGTTTGCCGGATACCAATGCGGACGAGGTCCGGTCCCGGTACAAGGTGGCCAGGAAGCGGACACACCCAGATCACGGTGGCAGTAGCGAGGAATTTCACAAGGTTCAGCAGGCTTATGCTCAGTGGCAGAGCGGAGGTAAGGAATGAGGGCGTCATGGGCTTGGCTGTTTGTTATGGCTTGCATGCTTAGTTGGGTAATCGTCCTTGGCGTCTTGACCTACGGCATGGCGCTGATCGGCGAGCCTCAATCTGTATGGCTTTGGTGCGACCTTATCGGACATTGCGCGGGGGACGCCCAATGAACTACCAGCCCAAAGGCTCCATGTGCGCAGCCTGCAAACACAGAAACGGCCCATGCAGTCACCTGCCGTTCCATGAAATGCCGGTGTGCAACGTGCTGCCGGATGGGACGAAGGTTGTGATCTGTCGGGAATTTGAGCGGAGGTCGAAATGAAAGACGGTTTGGGTTTAATTTTTGTGCTGGTGATTGCAGTTGCAGCGCTGAAAAGCTGCAACTCAAACGACTCTTATAGCTTTGAGCGGCAAGGTATAAAGCCGATCGTAATGAGCTTTTGGTGCGGTAATGAGTGCAGCAGGTTTTACCAGGAGAAATCAGATGATTCTGAACAAGAGTGATACCTGCAGATACTGCGGTGGCGTAAAACTCATCCGCTGGGCTCTGGTGGATTATCGCCAAATGCCTTGGAGCGAGTGGCGGCCGCCCGGCGACATTCCCGCAGACAATGAGCTTCAGAGATCCGAAGCCATCAACTGTGCGTGTTCCGAGTGCGGTCTAGTCTACGACTTTGAATCTTTGCAAACGCCGGTTCAGCAATAGGAGCGGGAGGTATGAGCAATCTACATCCAGACAAAGGAATGAGGGGCGGCCGCTGCAACGTGACTGCGTGCCAGCAGCCCGGGGCGTGGCACTTCAATAAGTCAACCAGGGCCTACTACTGCGAGAACTGCGCCCGCGAAATCAACTGGCCAGGTGGTAGGGCTGACTGCATGGAGCTCTACGGTGTGCCGATGCTCTGTGAATTGGATTGTTCGGACCTCTATCGTCGCCAAATAGCGGAATGCGACGACGAGCTCATGCACAAGGTCTGGGACGGCACGCCCTGGATGATCGACGCATACACAGGCGGCATGGCCCGGGGCGATGAACGGTATCAGGAAATCGTGGAGTGGTGCCGAGATCAATTCGGGCCAGAGGCATGGCCGATCCATGGCAAGCCGGGAGACTGGCATTGCGGCGGGGCCACGGTTCATGGCTGGACATGGCT